CCACCGCGATGCGATTGCCTTCGCCACGGCTGACTTGCTCATGCCGCAGGGCGTTGACATGGCTTCGCGCCAGGTCCACAACGGTATCTCCATGCGCGTTGTCCGTCAGTACGACATCAACAACGACCGTATGCCGTGCCGTATCGACGTGCTGTATGGCTACTCGGTGATCCGCCCGCAGATGGCTGTCCGGCTCTGGGGTTAATGCCATGAGTTACGTACTCGGCAATCTCCCCAAGCAGGCGCTACTCAGCATTACGCTGTCGCCAGCGGCTGTTTCCGCGAATACGACTGCAGAGCAGACGTTCACGGTTAACGGCCTCTTGGCAGGGGACATGGCTCTCGTTACCAAGCCCACCGCGCAGGCGGGCCTTGGTATCGTGGGGTCGCGTGTCTCGGCAGCGAATACGCTGGCTATCACCTTTAGCAACAACACGGCTGGTTCGATTACCCCGACGGCGGCAGAAACCTATTTGGTTCTTGTCAGCCGCCCGGATCGAACCATTACCGACGGCAATTTTTAATTTAGGAGTATTGAATCATGCCTCTTCCGAATGGCACTGGTGGATACCAGTTTAGTGACGGTAATGTTGGCGAGCCGCTTCTCGTTGTGCAGACGGCCCCGACCGCGTTGACTGCGGCGGCGACTCTGACGGCGGCGCAGCTTGGCATTGGCCTCTTCACCTACAACGGCGCTGCGGCGAACCTCACGCTGCCGACCGTTGCCGACCTCGAAGCCTTCGTGTCGTCTGCCGAAAAGGTTGACGTTGCGTTTGACTTCTGGATCATCAACACGGGCGCGAATACCGCCACGCTGGTGGTGAACACGGGTTGGACGATTGTGGGTGCGGCAGGCACTGCGACGGCAACGTCGTCCGGCTGGCGCGCTCGCAAGACGGGCGTTGGCACTTGGACTTGCTATCGCATCAGCTAATACCCCATGCCCGTCATCTATCTTCGACACGAGCGACACGGCACGAAAGTGGCGTGTTCATGGCACGAAGCTAGAGACGACATGGAGTGGGGTTGGGAGGAATACGATCCTAACAACCCGAGCGACATGGAATCTCCGGTGCCCTCGGAAACGGGGGCATCGGAGACACCAAGTAATGCGTTGAGAGCGACAAAGCGCCGACGCAGGGAGTAAATCATGGCGACTACCGCTGCTGACCAGATCAACGGAGCGTTGCGCTTGATCGGGGTGCTGGCAGAAGCTGAAGCCCCCTCGGCGGCGATGGCGCAAGATGCGCTAACAGCGCTCAACCAGATGATCGATTCGTGGAGTACCGAGCGTCTCTCCATCTTCTCCACGATTGACCAAGTTTTTAATTGGCCTGCCACCATACGTAGTCGCACCTTGGGACCAACGGGCGACTTTGTGGGCGTGCGTCCAATTCAGATTGACGACTCAACGTACTTCCGTGATGCCTCAACGAACGTAAGTTATGGCATCAAACTGATCAATCAGTTGCAGTACGACAACATCGCTGTCAAAACGGTAACGTCCACGTACCCGCAAATTCTCTGGTACAACGCGACGTATCCCGACATTGAGATTTATCTGTACCCGGTGCCCTCGCGGGTGCTGGAGTTTCACTTTATTTCGGTAGAGGAACTCACTCAGCCTGCTGCGCTTGACACGGTGCTGGCGTTCCCGCCGGGCTACCTGCGTGCGTTCCGCTACAACCTTGCTTGCGAACTTGCGCCGGAATACGGCGTTGAGCCTTCGCCGCAAGTGAAGCGCATTGCGATGTACAGCAAGCGCAATCTCAAGCGCATTAACTTTGCGGGCGATGTCATGGCAATGCCTGCAGCGTTGATGGTCAACCGTCCGCGCTTCAATATCTACACTGGCAACTTCTAATGAAGTCACCGATTCTAGGTAGCAGCTACGTCATACGTAGCGTCAATGCCGCCGATAATCGGATGGTGAACTTGTACCCGGAGATTATTCCCGAGGGTGGCAAGGAGCCTGCGTATCTGCAGCGATGCCCTGGTTTAACGCAAGTGATAACCGTTGGTAGCGGCCCGATTCGCGGGCTGTATAGCCTCGGCAATTTCCTATACGTTGTCAGCGGCAGCGAGTTTTATAAGGTCAGCGCGTCATACACCGCGACCAAGATCGGCGATGTGACAGGCAGCGGCCCGGTATCGATGGCTGATAACGGCACGCAGATATTTATTGCGTGCAATCCTGACTCGTATATCTACAACGTCAACACGCTTGGCTTCGCGCAGATTACTGACGAAGATTTCCCAGGCGCAGTGACCGTTGGTTATCTTGACGGCTATTTCGTTTTTAACGAACCCGACAGTCAGCGCGTATGGGTCACGTCGCTGTTTGATGGCACGTCAATCGACCCGCTTGATTTCGCTTCTGCCGAAGGTTCGCCTGACGGCTTGGTGTCGCTGATTATCGACCACCGCGAAGCGTGGCTCTTTGGCACGAATAGCGTTGAGGTCTGGTACAACAGCGGCGAGGCGGATTTCCCGCTCTCGCGCATCCAAGGCGCTTACAACGAGATCGGCTGTATTGCGCCCTACTCCGTCGCCAAGATGGATAACAGCGTGTTTTGGCTTGGCGCTGACGCTCGCGGTCAAGGCATCGTGTATCGAGCGCAAGGCTACCAAGGCGTGCGCGTGTCTACGCACGCAGTAGAGTTTGCGATTCAGCAATACGCAGATTTGTCGGATGCTGTGGGGTATACCTATCAGCAGGACGGCCACACATTTTATGTGCTGAACTTTACTGGCGCGGATACCACGTGGGTATACGATGCCGCTACGGGTTCATGGCATGAACGCGCCGGGTTTGTAAACGGCGACTTTACGCGCCATCGCAGCAATAACCACGCCCGCTTCAACGGTGCGCCGCACGTTGGGGATTACCAGAACGGCAAGATTTACACGTTTAGCCTAGACGTGTATGCCGATGATGGCAACGTGCAGAAGTGGTTGCGTTCGTGGCGTGCGTTGCCGACTGGCAGTAACAACCTAAAGCGATCCACGCATCACTCGCTGCAGATTGATTGTGAGACCGGCGTGGGATTGTCGGGCGTTGACCCACTTGATCCTGCAACCGAACTCACGACCGAATTAGAGGTATGGATAAATACCGAGACGGGCAATCCGCAGATTGTTGCAAATCTTGCAACGCAAGTTCCCGAAGACATCATCACGCAAACTTGCGATAACTTTATCGCCGTTGTTGAGGATGATGGTCTGACCCTGATCCTTGACGGGCCGACTGTTGTGGGCGCAAACCCGCAGATGATTTTGCGGTTTTCCGATGATGGCGGGCATATGTGGAGCGAAACGCGCCAAGTGCCTATGGGGCGTATTGGCCGGACGGCGACCCGTGCAATCTTTCGGCGCTTGGGTATGACGACTCGATTGCGTGACCGCGTGTACGAAATTAGCGGCACCGATCCCGTCAAAGTTGCCATCAACGGCGCTGAACTGACGATCAGCCAAACGAGCGCCTAATGGCTAACATCACGAACATCCCTGCGCCCCGAGTTCCGTTCATGGATGAGCGGACGGGTCTCATTTCGCGTGAATGGTTCCGCTTCCTGAACAACCAGTTTGTGTTGACGGGCAGCGGCACGACGGCGACCAGCATCGCTGACCTTGAAGTCGGGCTTGGCATTTCGCCTGATACCGACGACGTAACGGCAGTGCTGCAATCGGAAATAGAGGCGCTGCAAGCGGCGCCGACGCGGTACGAACCAAACCCTATTAACTACGGTCAGTTTTTTGATACGACCACGCAGACGGCAGCGGCGATTAACACTGCGTATGCTATGACGTTTAATACGTCATCAAACCGTTATGGCGTGTACATCGATCCCGTTAATACGTCGCACGTTAAAGTCACTCGCCCCGCTGTTTACAATATGCAGTTCTCGCTGCAACTTGATAAAACTTCCGGTGGCGTAGGATTGTTTTACGTGTGGGGGCGGATCAACGGGGTAGACATACCCAACTCCGCCTCGCAGGTGCGTATCCAAGGCAACAACGCTGAAATCTTCGTAGCAGCAAACCTTTTTGTATCCATGTCAAACGGCGATTACTTCCAGTTGATGTGGTCGGTTGATGATACGTCCGTGCAGATTTTGGCAGCGGCGGCTGCACCGCCAGTCCCGGCAATCCCGTCAGTCATCCTTACTATGACGCAGGTATATATATGACCGTTTACCTTTCAGCGTTCGCAGGTGCGGGCGCACAATTCTTTACCGATGACAACGAAGTGCTGGCAGGCGGCAAGATTTATACCTACGCCGCTGGCACGACGACGCCGCTTGCGACGTATACGTCAAGCACCGGAACGCAGGTCAACGGCAACCCCATCATTTTGGACTCAGGCGGTAGACTGCCGGAGGATATGTGGCTGTCTCAAGGACTAACGTATCGTTTTGTTCTTCAAGACTCATGCGATGTGCAAGTAGGGGCTTACGACAACATCCCTGGCATCAACGACGGTTCTTTAATATCGATGCCGTTTTCGTCGATTACTGCCAAACCGACAACCCTTGCGGGCTACGGCATAACGGATGGCCTTACAACGACAGCAGCGGCTGCAACGTATGCGCCGAAGGCTTCGCCAACCTTTACCGGCACGCCCCTAATCCCCGATAACGCAGCCGTTAGCACCAACTACCCCGTTGGCTATCGAGAGGCGCCGCGTAACGCGCAGACCGGCAATTACACGCTGGTGGCTGCTGATGGCGGCAAGTCGATTGTTATGGGCGATGGCACAGCGACTGCGCTCATCGCAACGATCCCGGCCAACGCGACCGTGGCGTTCCCCATCGGCACCGTTATCATTTTTGTTAACCTGAATACTGTTGGTTTGTCTATTGGCATTACGACGGATACGCTGACGCTGGCAAATAGCACCACGACTGGCACCCGCACTTTGGCGCGTAACGGCCTTGCCACGTGCGTGAAGATCGGGCTTACCTCGTGGCTGATCAGCGGGGCAGGGTTGACCTAATGGGCGGCGCTACGCTCGCAGCGGCTATTGCA